CGTTCAGAAAAAGATGGCCCAGCCGGGCGAGCCGATGAACGTGCTTGCCGAGATGGATGTGGACATCGTCATTGACGAAGCCCCGGATACCGTCACGCTTCAACAGGAGCAGTTTGGCGTATTGGCGGAACTGGCCAAGAGCGGTCTGCCCATTCCACCCCAAGCGCTGATCGAAGCCTCGTCCTTGTCGGCTACCACCAAGCGCAAGGTCATGGATGCGATGTCCGGCAAGCTCCCGGATGGCACGGAGATTCCGCCGCAAGTCAAACAGATGCTGAAGCAAAAGGAAGATCAGATTCAGCAGATCTCCCAGGCTCAACAGCAGAAGGCGCAGGAGCAGATCCAGGCCGAGCAGGACCTGAAGCAGCAGAAAGCCGATGCATTGCTGGCACAGACCAAGGCTCAAGCGGCTTTGGACAAGATCGCCTCCGAGAAACAGGCGCTCGAGATGCAGTTCGCCGCCCGTGAGCAGCAGTTGGCGGCTCAGCAGGAAATGATCAATGCCAAGGAGATTGAGCTCAAGTCGCTCCAGCTTCTGGCCGCGGCGAATCTCAAGGCCACACAGGATGCGGCCAATGCGGTGGTCGATGGAGCATCGAAAGAGCAGGCCATCAACACGCTCACCTCACGTCTGGAACAGCAGCAGTCCGATCATGCCAAGCAGATCTCGGATCTCGCGCTCCAGCACAACGCGCAACTCCATGCTGAACGTATGAAGACGCAGAAAGCACAAGCCCCTAAGGGTAATTCATGAGCAAGCAATACGATCCAACGACGATAGGTCAGCAGGCCGAAATATTGGGCGGCGTGCATACGTTGGCGGGACTTACCCGACTCTACGCGAACATACCACCCGGCATTGGAGTGCCTGCTGGGTCCACCGCATATACATCCGACGCAGGTGCTGTCGTTTTCGACGGAACGGCGTGGGTGAGTTCCGGCGGAGCCGCAGCTCAAAACATCCAGACATTCAGTTCCAGTGGAACTTGGACTAAGCCGACGACCGGCACACCCAAGAGAGTACGGGTCATCTTGTTCGGTCAGGGCGGTGCTGGCGGGGGCGGAGGGCAGTTCGCCTCCGGCGGCTCCATGAGCGGTGGAGGCGCGGGAGGTGGGGGAAGTGTGGTCGATGTGACCTTTGATGCTTCCGTACTTCCCGCGACGGTTGCGGTGACTATTCCGGCCGCCTCAATAGGCGGAATAGCTGGTTCAGGTGGCGTTGGGGGAAATGGCAATGCGGATGCGCGTGCCAATACTACCTTTGGTTCATTGCTCACGGCTTTCTGTGGCGGCAATGGGCAAGGCGGTCAATCTGCTGCGACTTCTGGCGGCGGCGGCGGTGCAGGCATGTTGGCCTTCGCGAATAATGGGAGTGGTGGGGGCGGTGGTGGCAATGGCGGTGGTTCCAACAGCAATGTCAATAACAATAATCAGACGATGGGAGCGGGCGGTCCCGGGAATTTGACCGGTACTACCGGCCTAGCTGGTACGTATGCCATCTTGGGAGGTCCTGGCGGTGGCGCTGGAGCAGGCATTGCAGCCACGCCCGTAGCTCTTGCTGGAGGCAATGGCGGCATCAATGTAACCTCGACAACAGCGGCGGCCGGTGGGGCTGCGAACACCAATGGGGCTGCGGGCGTTTCGACTTCCATAGGCGGAATCATCACAGCGTGCGGCACCGGCGGCGCGGGAGGCGGTTCAGCGACCAGTGGCACTGCAGGCAATGGAGGCGCTGGCGGATTCCCTGGCGGTGGCGGTGGTGGTGGTGGTGCGGCTTTGACTTCAACAGCAACTGCTGGCGCTGGTGGCCCAGGAGGTGGAGGGTACGCGCAAGTCGTAACAACCTTTTGATGTTCCACCTGCTTACATCGGTTCCTTTTTTCGTTCTAGCCAAAGTTCCGGTGGCGCGTCCCTAAATCTGTTCTTAGTGGCTTCACAGGACGGAATCAATTATCAACTCTATCCTTGTAACTATACCCCGAACAATGTGGTTCGCGATCCTAGCATCGTCAAAATTGGTTCGACATGGTGGGTCGCTCACTCCAATGTCAATTTTGCGGCGACGACATCTTTCGACATAGCGAAGTCAACTGACGGTCACAATTTCACCTACGTGATGAGTGTCGATTGCTCATCGGTGACGGGGAACGACGCCAACTCAGCCGTTTGGGCACCAGAATGGTTTGTTGATGACGACGAGTCGGTTCACGTCTTTATGGCGCTTCGCAGTACCGCCTCAAGCGGAAACTTCTTCATTTACGAGGTGCATCCGACCAATTCCGAATTCACATCTTGGAGCGCGCCAGCAGGACTCCATAGTACGCCGGCAGCGATTGATCCCTATATGGTCAAACGCAATGGCCGCTACTACCTGTGGTGGAAAGACGCAGGGCAATTCATACAGCATTCCAGCAGCACCTCGTTACTGTCTGGGTACACGCAAGACACCAGTGGAGATTGGGCGGGATTTGGCACTCCGCGGGAGGGGCCCTTCCTATATGAGTTGCCCAATGGAACTTGGATGATCTTGTTGGATAACAACGGTAATGGCATGTACTACTCCATCGGCAATGCCAACTGGGACGCGGGTTCCTGGAGCGCACCTGCCTTGCTACCTCCTATCCAAGGCGGTAAGTTCGTATTACAACATGGATCAGTTGTTAAATTGACAGGCTCTTTCCCCTGACCCTGACAAACGTGAATAAATTCGAATTGAAACCGCCGCTGAGGCGGTTTTTTTATGCCCGACGACGGGGCTGAAACGGTCGATCTCGGTTGTCACTGTCCGTCAACAGTGACTGCGCCGCCAGCATCTGGGCGTTTTCGTAAATCCTGACGACACAAGGAATCTTGTATGGCTGACGACAGCAGCCCCTCTTTGGAGGGTCTCATTGGCTCGCGTGCGCGCGATGATAACGGGCGTTTTGTTTCGGTGACGCCGACCGAGGAGAAGCCTGCGGAAGCTCCCAAAGAGCCCGTCGTTGCTGCTCCAGAACCCGCGAAAGCACCTGAACCGGTTGTAACACCTCCTGTAGCAACGCCAGTTGCCGCACCGGTAACACAACCGACGACTCCCACCGAGAACGCCGAAGCCGCCGCCTACAAGAAGGCCATGCGCGAAGAGCGCGAGAAGCGACAGGCCGCGGAAGCGCGTCTGCGTGAACTTCAGACACCCAAAGCACCCGTTGACCCTTGGGTCGATCTACCGGGCACCCTCTCCCAGCACCAGCAGCAGTTACGCGAAGAGATGTTCGTCGAGCGCTGCAATGTCACAGAAGAGATGGCCCGCGAGCGGCACAAGGATTTCGATGAGGTGCGCGAGGTGTTTCTGGAGGAAGCGCAGAAGAACCCTCAACTGTTCGCGCAGTTGAGGCAAGAGCGCAACCCGGCTGAGTTTGCTTATCGCGAGGGACTTCGAATCCGCGAGTTGAAGGATGTGAACGGCGATTTCAGCGCCTACAAATCCAAGCTCGAAAAGGACATCGAAGCTCGTCTCACCGCGCAATTCGAAGCGAAGTACGGCAAGTCAACACCCGCCGTACCGACTTCGCTCAATTCCGACTCATCCCCTGCGGTGGCAACCGAGGTCTATGCCGGGCCGCCGCCGCTCAACAAGATTTTACGAAACGCTTCCAGGAGTTAAGTCATGGCAGATACCATTGTCCCCAGTAACCTACGGGTTAAACAGTGGGACGACAATTTCTTCACGGAATACATCCGTGGAAACCGCATGGCCCGGTACATGGGCACGGACGAGAATTCCATCGTCCAGGTCAAGGAGAATCTCTCCAAGAAACCCGGCGATACCATCTACTTCGAGCTGGTCAATCGCCTGCAGGGACAAGGCAAGACCAATAATCAGACGCTCGAAGGCTTCGAAGAGGATCTGAGCCAGCGTTCCTGGCCTCTGCAGATCAGCCTGTATCGGCATGGTGTCGTGGTTCCGGAGTTCGAGGAACAGGTCACGGCCATCAATCTGCGCAACGCAGGCAAATCGGTGCT